GTGATGAATATAAAAGTAATTCAATCATGGGATGAACGGCTCCGTTCCGCGACTTACTTGCGTCCCACAGAGTGGGATGAACGTCAGGTCTTATTATAGACCTTATGCATTATTTAGTCAAGTGTCTCAGTATCAACACAAGTTTGACAATTATTTCTTCTTTTTACTTTGAGGTGATTTATATCCCCACAGTTTTGGATTAACCCTACCCTCAGTCTGAGTCATGTTTACAAATCTAGTTTTATATTTGTCCCAGTAGTAATCAAAAATATCTACTTTCTTGCCAGCAACACAGATATCAAATTTAGTTATATCACCCTCAACATACTCAATCAAATATGCAGTATATGGAAGGGTCTTATCTTCTGACAATGATGCGTCACAGTCGGGATGGATTATTTTCAGGCTAGAACTACTCAAGAACGGTTCCCCCAATTAATGTCAGGATATGCTTTAGATACAATATCTTTAGTAATCTTATATTTTGTTTCTAGTTTCTTATCTTTGATCAAACAGACAATTTGTGCTTCCAAAGGATGGAGACCAGAAAGAATATGAATAAACATAGTCTCTCTACGGAGATTACTCAGGGAAGCATTACCACCTTTTACAAAATTGTAGAACTTTGTATATTCTTTTCGAAGAGTAGTTTTTCCTTGATCATTTGCACCAAGAGAATGTGTATTCAGTTCTTCCATCTTAGAAATGGCATCTTCAATCTTTTCAGTTAGAGTTCCATTAAAACCAGTCTCACCATCAATTGCGGCATAAGGAACATCACCTGGAGGTAGAAGAGATACTACAGTCTCATCAAAATTCCAAATGAGGATGGTTTTAAGACAAGGGTGTTCAAATTTTTTCAGTGCCTCAACTTTCTTGACAGCAGACTTTTGATTTGAGACTATATCAAAGATCTCAAATATAAAGGGATTTGCTGGAAGGTCGGGGATCAATGCAGGTGCTACCTTTTTTCTGGGAGTGGAAGGTTTGGAGTTTTTATCCTTCACCGTCGTCACTTTCTTCGTTGTCGTCATAATAGTTTTCAAAATTAAATGCAATTACTTCATCAGGAATCAAGTTTCCTTGATTATCAAACATTTCGGGGTGAGGTCTAGGTACTTCCCGATAATTCATCATATATTCTCTAGCAGTCCAACCTCCAATTAGTCCCACTAAAAGAAACAAGACGGTTAAGAATGAACCTAAGACTAAACTTACTGCTAACATTTTTCTTACCTCTGGGAACTAATTTTTCTTCCTTGCCTTTAAGGAAAATTCAAAGTAGATAGTTACTTCCCTATTGAAGAAGGATACCATCTGATCAAATATAATATGAAATGGTTTTTTCTGCTTCTTTCCCCCGCTAAGAATAAGTTCAACTCCGCGATTTTCCTCACGGATGGTAGTTTTATTTATGTCTCGATCAGATAACTTTTTCTTCTTTGAGAAATTGAATGGTGTCACTACATCCTCCTAATTTTCGATCATTACAAAGAACTTGTGGAAAGGTAGAACCCTGCCCAAACTTATCATAGAATTCTTGTCCAGTAAAGTCTCTGCCTAGTTTGTACTCAACAAATTTCCTACCAGTCATTTCCAGTACCTGCATCACCTTATAGCAATACTGACATCCGTTTTTTGAATACACTAAAAATTTCATGTGTTTTATTTCTTAGGGTAACTGAATATATTATACCACCATTTATCTGAATTGCGGAATCCTATTTACTTTTAACGGGATATATAGTAGAGTGATGAATAAAATGATCTTACTAAATGTATAAGTCTGATAGAATTGTAATTGTTGGTGGAGGAACTGCTGGATGGTTTTCTGCAACAACTTTAAAGAGATTTTTTCCAAATAAAGATATTACAGTAATTGAAAGTCCAAAAGTACCTATTGTTGGAGTTGGTGAAAGTACATTAGCATACTTTACCACTTGGTTGGCTTTGATGGGTATAGATGAGAAAGAGTTGTTCAAATATACTGATGCATCATATAAACTAAGCATTAAATTTACAGATTTCTTTAAAAAGGATTATGGTGCATATCACTATCCTTTTGGAAGACCAAACACTCCAGAAGAATCTTTTGCTGGTCTGGGTATTGATGCATGGTTACTTAAAAAATCATTTTATCCAGAAACACGTCCTGAAGATTATTGTAGGACAATTTTTCCTGCTATGCAACTAATTGAAAATAATAAAATTAGTAAAAATGAAAATGGAGAGTTTGGTGATTACGAATTCAAACTAGCACATGCATATCATTTTGATGCAACTAGGTTTGGAATTTTCTTGAGAGATCATTATTGCAAACCAAGCGGAATCAAACATATTGCAGCAGAAGTTAAAAAAGTAGTATCTGGTGCGGATGGTATTGAAGAAGTTGTATTGGACGATGGTACAATCATTACAGGAGATTTATATATTGATTGTACTGGTTGGAAGAGTATGCTTCTTGAGGGTGAAATGGGTGAAGAGTTTATCTCATACAACCATTTGATTCCAAACAATAAGGCATGGGCAACTAAACTTCCATATGTAGATAAAGAAAAAGAGTTAGAACCATACACCAATTCAACTGCTATTAATAATGGATGGGTGTGGAATATTCCTCTTTGGAGTAGAATTGGAACTGGATATGCTTATTCTGATAAGTACGTTGATAAAGAAGACGCTCTTGAAGAGTTTAAAAAGTACTTGGTATCAGATAAAATGATAGTTCAAGATAAATCTAGAGTAGAGGATCTTGAATTTAAAGATATTTCTATGAAGATTGGTATTCATAGAAGAAACTGGGTAAAGAATGTAGTTGCAATTGGTTTATCTTCTGGATTTATTGAACCACTAGAAAGCACTGGATTGTTCACAGTTCATGAGTTCTTAATGAAACTAGTTACATCTCTTAATAGAGGAGATTACACCCAGTTTGATATTGATACCTACAATATTTCTGTTAGAGAAATGTTTGATGGTATGTGCAAATTTGTAGCATTGCATTACTCACTAAGTCATAGAACTGACACTGAATACTGGAGGGATGTCACAAGAAGAGAATATATGGGAGATTTAGTTGATAATAGAAGTCCTGGTTCTGATATGTTCTCAGATCTAATTCTTCGGAAAATGGTAACTCATAGTCACCAAGCAGATTCAGGAACACATTGCATATGTAATGGTATGAATTATAATGTTCTGACTATAGAGAATATGATTAAAGCAGGTTATTATCATTACACTCCACATATAGATGAAGTAAGAAATACAATTGATCAGATGATTCCAATCTGGCAAGAAAATCAAGCAAAATGGAAAGAAGAGGCAGATAAATGCCCAACCCTATACCAATACTTGAAAGATAATTTCTACAATCAATGATTATAATCACTGGATCATCTGGATTCATTGGTAATCATTTTATCAAACATTTAGATGGGAAACAAAATCTACTATTAGTAGATCAGAAGGATGATTGGAGATTATTCGATAAATTTGATCAATGGAATGATGTCACCTTAATATTGCATCAAGGTGCAATATCCTCAACGACAGAAAAAGATTTACAAAAACTTTGGCATTATAATGTAGCATTTTCTTGTGCTTTACTTAATAAAGCACTTGAATATGAAATACCAATTAAGTATGCATCATCCGCCTCAGTCTATGGTAATACACAGGGAGAAATAAATCCTTTAAACCAATACGCGATATCAAAATTACAGGTTGATTATACTGTATTGGATAATCTTGATAAGTTTGAATTAGTTCAAGGATTTAGGTATTTCAATGTATATGGGGAAGGTGAAGAAAATAAAGGAGATCAAGCAAGTCCAGTAAGTAAATTCACACAACAATCGAGAGAAACTGGAAAGATAAGACTCTTTGATGGATCAGATAAATTTTTAAGAGATTTTATTTGCGTTGATGATATAGTAGATATTGTATTGAACAATGATGCTGGTAGTGGAATTTATGATATAGGTACTGCAAATCCAATTTCCTTTCAAGAGGTTGCAGAATTAGTTGCAAAAAAAGAAGGGAGCGAGATTGAACTCATTCCCTTCCCAGATCATTTAAAAGGAAAATATCAGACTTACACTTGCGCTGATATGAAGTGG